GAAACGTTGCTGTAGTATGATTTCAAACTCTTCAGCAAGTCTATCTTGATATAATTCACCTTCTGGTACTGGTCGCCTAAACTCATCTAATAAACTCTGTATCTGTTCTATTTCTGTTGCCATAATATGTGCCTTTTTCTGTGCCTAAGACTAATATTTAAATACATAATTCAACTATGAGAACTTTTTTGAGCTGGCCTGCACATAGACAAGTACTTTATACCCCAACAGGAGAGCAAGCCCAACAACCCGACCTTACTGGACAAATTTTGTTAATTTTAGATATTTTTGAAAGTACGATATTGAATGAAATTGTCAACAAGTTCGGATGTCCAGCATGTGTAGTAAGCGAAAGTTATGCTTATTGCGAAGAAGATTTTGGATTGCCTTTTTACTATACTAATTTGTGGCTCGACACCGAAGTGGTAAGATTTAAAAGGAAACACCTACAATTACCAGAGCAGGTTAAAACGGAAAACTGTGCTAACATCGTGAATAACAAATATCAACTTAACAGATACCTTGGCCTAAAATTTTGTGAAATATTCGAAGTTGATATGTCCTATACTTGGAGCGGCGCAGGACAAAATTCAAATTTATCATCTATAGTAAACGATTTACATCAAATCAAAGATCAAAATATTGAAAAATATTTACACAATATACTATCACCTATCCAGTTAGATCCTCAATGGCATACTATAAATCCAGGTGAAAACAATGACAACAGTGCGGTGTTAAACTACGGTAAAAATCAAGATGTATGGAACTATGTTTTATGTGAAAAAATGTCAAACACTGCTGTTAGTTTGATTACTGAAAGTATGCCAAATTATCGAATAAGTGCTTATTCTGAAAAAACACTGTTTAGTGTTCTTGCCTTGACGTTTCCAATCTTTGTTGGAGGTTATTCAATGGCAAGCACTTGGAAAAACGCTGGGTTTGACATTTTTGATGATCTCATTGATCATAGCTATGAAAAGTTGCCAACATTAATTGAGAGATGCTTTTACGCATTTGAACTAAACAAAAAAATATTAACAGACATAAATTATGCTAGTACAAAAAGAGAACAGTGTATGGAACGCTTGATGAAAAATCAACATTTAATTTTGTCAACCCAATTAAGCAAATCTAACAAAGCTCAAATGAAGACTTGGCCAGAACACATTTATACTGAAATCAAGTCAGTTTTGAGTCAAGTTTCATCATATAATACCATAAATATTTGATACGGAATAGATCATGCAAAAGAAAACACGCAGTATATTAGAAGAGCTAGACGGCATCTACAAAGATAGATACAGTCAACTTTCTGAGAGAAAATATGTAATTGAAAGTAGAGCTAATAATGTAATTGCTAGTGCCGCACGTCTAATGGAACAAATTGACGAGTTATATGACACTGAGCAAGCTGAGAAGTTGCACAAAAAATTATTAAATGCAATTCGTTTGAAAGATCCTGCTAAGTTTGCACGGTCAGTGAGAAGAACTGATGAAATCGAATGAAATTTTAAAAGAAGCAGAAGGAATCTCTTTAGCACAACTACTGTGGAATCGATATAAAACAGCAAAAGGTAACAAGCCTGGAAATGTTTTACCAATGGTTGCTGGAGCCGCACAACAAAATTGGAACACTCAGCAAGAACGATTTACACGGGCTGCAAGCATGCGCGGCGAAGAAGGAGAACTGGATACAGATACATACGCTGACGGATTGAAGCGTTACATCGAAGAAGTACTGCTGAATAGTAAAATTGAAAACTTAGAACCAAAAGTACAAGATGCTGTTGATACTGCCATTGACTGGATTGTTGGGCATCGAGACAACGACAAAGAAGCAAAAAGAGGCTGGGAGCTTCTAGCCAGAGCATCAATGAGTCCTAGTGCAGATCCTATGCGTAAATCAAACCGATACACTGAACTACTAGGCCAGGTAAAAGGTCAAACAGTAAACAGTACAGGAAATCCAATGGTGGACGAACTATTAAAAGCGGCGGGTGTTACTGTAAATGCAACTTAATGAAGGCGGTAATATTTTCAAAGATGCTGAAGGTAAACCAGCAACACAACGCATCAACCAGACTGATGTAAAGCCTACTATTAGTTGGTTAGAACAGCTCACTGGTTTACCACTAGCAGACAATATGCTAGGTAGTACAGGTTTAAAACCGACCAGTGGTGATTTGGATCTTGCAGTCGATCCTAGTAAAATAAGCAAAGATCAACTTGTAAACATGCTCACTAAGTGGGCAGAAAGCCATGGCGAGGATCCTAAGAACTGGATAGCAAAAAGCGGTACCAGTGTGCATCTCAAAACACCAATTACAGGACGTCCTAATTTAGGTTATGTACAAACTGATTTTATGTTTGTCCCAAAACCAGATTTTAGCAAATTTGCCTTACGCTCTGATCAAGATAGCGAATATAAAGGTGCAACCAGAAATATATTGATCAATAGCATGGCCAAAAGCATGGGCTACAAACTTAATCAACTTGCAGGTATCATGGACCGTGAGACAAACGAATTGATATCTGATGATCCAAACAAAATTGCTAAAATGTTGTTGAACAAAAATGCCACTGCTGAAGATCTACGCAGTGTCGAAAGTATTTTTGATGCACTCAAAAACGATCCAAACAAAGAAGCAAAAGTGGCAGATTTTCGAGCCCACATGGAAAAAGCTGGAACTCCTATCAAAGAAACGGTTGACACAGAGGATCCAAATAGTGTACACTGGCTTGCTAGACTCAGAGACAGAATTGTAAATCAAGGTTATCAGGTTATTGTTGAAAGTGATATACTGGAGGAAGGAGTGCGCATAGAGCATCCAGAAGACCTAGTGTTTGATCGTGGTAGTGCAGGAATTGACACCGCTATACAAGGTATAGAACGCACAGCACAACAACCTACTAGTGCAACAGTAAAGTGGGACGGTAAACCAGCAATTATATTTGGACGTAACCCTAAAGGTGAATTTGTACTCACTGACAAAGGTGGATTCTTAAAATCAGGTGGTGTTGGGCTAGCGACCAGTCCCAAGCAAATGTCAGATGTGTTATCTCAACGTAGAGGTGGTGGCAGAGAAGAGCTAGCACAACTGTATGCTGATCTTTGGCCAGTTATTAAAAAAGCAACTCCCAATAACATGCAAGGTTATCTACAGGCAGACTTGTTGTTCCATCCACAGAAACCTTATGAACTCAAAGACGGCAAGTATGTTTTTACACCAAACACTGTAACTTACCGAGTTGACGCCAACAGCGAAATTGGTAAAAAGATTGGCGATAGCTCTTTTGGTATTGTAATCCACAGCAAGATAGCAGAACCTGGGGCTGATGTTGATCCTATTCAGGGAGCAACTATTTCTGACACACCAGAACTATTTGTAGCAGATCAAAACATCAAAGACAGCGTTGCTGGTATTCAACTAAATGATGAAAATATTTCTCAGCTCAAGCAGTTAAAAAGCAAGTACGGTACACAAATCGATGCCCTGTTCAACCCTCAAGAGTTGCGTGACAGACGAATCAGCGATTTCCCTAAACTGTTTAAGGCATATATTAACAGCAAAGTTCGTGCAGGCAACTACAATAATATGATCAAAGACTTTATGAGCTGGGTTGATCAAAAAACTCCAACAAAAGCACCACGCATCAAGCAGTGGATGCAGGAAAACAGTCAAGGAGTTGCAGCACTGGTACAAACATTTTTACTGCTCAGTGCAGTAAAGAATGACATGATACGTCAGTTAGACCAAAGTGCTCATGAGATTGCAGCCAGCATCGACGACGAGCCAGGGCATGAAGGTTACGTTGGACAGGATATGAAGTTTGTGGATCGCATGAGATTCAGTCAAGCAAACTTTGCTAAAAACAATCCGGATATACAGTGATGCAGTTTATAGCAGAATTAAACGAAAGTAGAATGTACAAGCGGTTAACTCAACTGCGCGGCAAAAACATGAATGACATTGCAGAAAGATTGTTCGAACATCTGCTTGCATTACAAATACTTGCATACGAGAAACCTGAAGTAGCAAGATCCTACAGCGAACAAATCATGAAGCATCAAGACTTCAAAGGATTTCGAACCAGTCAGCCTGATCTTTTTAATCTTATTGTGCTTGCCCTTAAACCTGAACAATATGGTCCAACCATTCAAGACCCAGAGAAACTGTCAGTACCAGAATTGAGATTGCGTCGAAATCTAAGAGCCATTGCTAATGGTAATTTTGATCCTAGAGATTTTAGTCAAATGATGTTGATTCTACAAAGGCACTTTGATAGTATTCCAATGCAACTTTACAGTCTGCGTCGACAAGTAGGCGATTGGCCTCGCTTGCCTAGCAGTAGTAAAGCTGATGTGATCAAACGTCTACTAATAAACATGCGTGAAAGAGGCATGCAAAGCGATTTCTACGAGCAACTTTATCGGCTTCTCAAGACCGTGTAGTGTTTGTTTTTTTGTATCTTGTATAAATAACTGTAAGAACAACAAGTTCTACCATATTAGGAGATATTAAAATGGCAAGTTTTACACGTTCACACGGTGACGCTCAACCAGTATTCGCTTTAGACACAAGCAACGGTAAGATCGCACCAGCTACAGCTACAGCGGCTACACCTGTTCACCCAGCAGGTCCACGTCTTGACTACTTCGGCGCAGTTGCTAACACTTCTGTTGCAGGCGAGCAAGGTGTTGACGAGTACGTTGCAAACGTAATCGAAGCTATCCAGAATGCAGGCACTACAGTTGTTGCATATCAGGTAGACGCAACTGCACTAAGTTTTGCAGTTTACCCAGCAGGAGCTATTGCAGATGCTGCTACGTTCCTATCAACTGCTAACATCACTTACACTGGTTTCCAGTTGAACAGTGCTACAGACGTAGGCTTCAAGCTAGCAGCTTCATAATCTTAGATTATGTAAACAAAAGGCCCTGTTTTATAGCAGGGCTTTTTTTATGGCTTAAATAATATTATGAGCATGGCAGTTGAAATTCTTACCTATTTTGATATCACACCCACTGGTGTGGTGCATTATCGCAAGAGTGTTGAATTAGACACTGAAAGATATAATTTCATGCGTAATCAACAAAGAAATTACGACACCATTTTGCAATGTATTAGTCTAAGATGCAATCCTGCTAATATTCAGACAAAACATGTAGTTGTTGAAGATCACCTAATGTGGTGTATGTACTTTGAGATTGATAAAGAAGACATATACTGGAAAGACAATGATCCTTTGGGTTTGCTCAAAGAAGATTGCGAAGGCGTTCCAATGATTGTTGGTTTAGAAGAAACTTACAAAGATGGTTTCTTCCATCCACACCTAATCACCAAGGGTTTAAGTACTAATATATCCTTTGCTGTTGTGTAAAATAAATACATCATTGGAAGGAATAACATGGTTGAAACCACAGCAATAGAAAAGAAAAGCCTCGAAAGCCACGTTGAGCTGTGTGCCGAACGTTACAAGTTTATGGAAGCAAAACTTGAAACACTCGACGAAAAGATCACCAAAATTGAAGAAGTAGTAGACGAAGTGCATAACTGCGTACACAAACTGACCACAAGACGCAATGATCAGGTTATGCAATGGGGCGGCGGAATAATACTCACACTTGTAGGAGTAATAGGATGGCTTCTCGCAAACTACGTTCTATAAAAAACAAAAAGAAAGCCGCAGACGCTCTCTCTCGACTAGCACAAAAACATCTCATTGACAATCCAAATGCTATTATTGACGCTGGCAACAGCATCAGTGTATTTGGCGAATACACCATTGTAAAGCACCCTGAGGAGTGCACCGTTTATAAAAATCGTGTAGAGCAAGTTGTGTTGAATAACACAAAGAACGCACTCAGTTGGTGTATTTTTGACAAGTATAAAATACACAATCTCAAGCACAGTATTATGGAATGCGATCGTCAACTTGGGTACCGCAAAATGGAAATTTTGCACTATGTACACTGTATTAAAACCAGCGCAGACGAATTTCAAAAAGGCGTACTATTTGATCGACTGTGCAATAGCAAAAGTCAAGCATTACTGATTAAGAAACAATTAGATAAATGTGTGAAATCGGCTAAATACTGGCAACAAAAGGGATTCGAGAATGAAACTTCAAGACTTGGAATCAAGTAGCGTACAGAAATCACAGAAAGTTTTTGAAAGTTACTT